CTGACCCGCTCTTCCGATCTGTGCGTTTTCCCCCTCTAAAAAATTTTAGTGGGGGGTATTTCGTCGCTGCGTCGTGAAGCGTTGTGCTTCTCGAACCATTCCGCCGCCAGCTTTTCATTTAGCTTCCGGTTGTGCGCTCCGCTTTCGTCGCTCTGAATGCGTCGTATGCACTCTTCAAGCGTTGTCGGCATTAGAACAACCTCCGCCCGCAATTCGTCGGCAACGGCTTTCATTTCCCGCGTGTCTGCGATCGTCGTTATTACGAAGGCGCGTTCCCATTTGCCGCGCCGCGCCTGTATGATCTGATACAGCAATTCCCGAACCTCCAGCGCAACGGACAGGATCGGCGCATGGTTCAAATGCACGTTGCCCGTTTCACCGTTCAGCGCTGCACACAGATAATCAAGATCAACAACTAAATCATTGCCGCTTTTATGCTGCGCAACGTATGTTGTTTTCCCGCTCGCCGGACTGCCGCACACAAGAAAAACGTTCGCTTGCTTTATTACGTTGCCTTCATCATCGAAGGCAATACCATTCAGCCGCGCCGCCTGCCCCCGTGCCTTCATATCCTGCGAATGCTCTTCCGCGTGGCACTTTTCGCAAACGGCTTTTAGATTGTCCCAATTCAACGTTATATCCGGATCGTTGACATTCCACGGTTTAATATAGCGGATATGGTGGACTACGGAAGCCGCCCCGCCGCAACGTTCGCAAATATAGTGCTGGCTTTGTAAATAAGCCTCGCGCGTCTTGCGCCACTCCTTGCTGTCATAGAACGGCCTCGCGTAGTCCTTCGCCATACCCTTAACCCCTTTCCGCTTTCAGTTGAAGCGTTTTCAAAAGGCTGTCAATAGTCCGCTGTATCTTGTCAGCGTCTACCCGTTCCGCATGATACCAAAGCGTAAGAATGAACTTCCCCGCCGTATCTGCTAACGGATCGGTTTTCTGTGCCTCCGCCGGAATGCCCGTGCAAAGCTCGATATAGTCCGGAATAGCCGCAAGCAGCCCCGTTATAATATCGTCGTTGTCGGTGTTATCCAGCCGTAACGCTTCGCGGGCTTGCTCTAACGTAAGCATTGCACCCGCTCCCCGTTAGGAAGCTGCGCGTGTCAGCTTAATAAAGGCTTCTTCCACAATGGGCTTGCAATCGGCAATCGCCATAGCGCGGTAATCAATGCGCCCGCTCTTGAAGCTGCTTTCGCGGGAAGCCTCGATCGTGATACCCTCCGGCAGATTGTAGCCCATGTAGTTGAAGTTACCGAACATGATAGTTTCCGCCGGTAGGTAATCATCAACAACGACAGGGAAGCCAAGAATTTTTCCGATCCCCTCGGCCTTCGGATCAGCAATGAAGATCGGTCGCCCGTTGCTGTCCACCATGCTGTAAAACAGGTTGTACAGCGCGGCGTTGTTCATTGCCCAGCAAGCGCCGGAAGCGTACCCGCGTTTCAGCGCGGCAACGACCTTCACAACGTCGGCATATTTCAGCCCGTTTGTTTTGTGGAAGGTAAGGGCGTTTGTATCGCCCCAAGTAATGCCGTTCAGAACGCCCGTACCCTGCGAAGAACCCGTACCGTTTACAAGGCCGTCCGCAATGCAGGCCATCACGCAATTAGTAAGCTCTTCCACAAGGTAGCTTTCAAATGCGGCAATGCTCATGCTCTGCACTTTGACGCTGATAGAAAGCACCTTCATAATTTCGTAGCCGTCGAAAGAAACGGTTGCGACGCTGGGCGCTGCGCTGTCAACCGCTGCGCCCTCGGTGTGCCAGCTTGCAGCAGCGGCGGGAGTACCGACGGGGATAGCGATTTTAGAAGGCACATTGAAGGAACGGCAAACGCTCATAATGCCGCCCATCGTGCGGGCTTTGCTGATAACCTCGTTCAGCGTCTGCGTGGGGAGAACCGCCGCGACGTTGCCGGAAGTGCCGTAAGCGTCCGCCCGCTGCTCGGTCATGGCGCGATTAAAGGCCGCTTCCTCAAAGCTGTTCAGCTTACGCCCCAACAGGCGCTTCATAAACGCGCTGCGGTATTCGGCGCTGTTGAATACGTCGCCTTCTGTGGCCTCATAGCTTGCGCGGCGCTCGAAGGTCATACCCGCGCCCGCCACGGGGTTAAAACTGTTCTGCTGCCCGCCTGCGGCGCGGCTCTGTACATTCTGCTTCGCCTGCGAAAGCCCTTCAAGCTCAATATTGAGCGCGTCAACGTCGGCGGTTGCGTCGGTGGCAACAATGTTCTTGATCTCTGCCGCTCTGCGCTCGATTTCCTCCAGCGTAGAAGTGCGGTAATGGTTGAAAGCCTCTGCAATAGTCTTGAATTTCATTTTGTATTCCTCCGTTTAATTGAAATAATGGCGTTTGCCGTTTCTGTGATCTGCTTTGCGAAGGCAAGGTTTTCACTTCGCGCCGCTTTGGGGTTGTTGCTGCCCTCGTAGCCGGAAGCAATTTTCTTCTGCTCCCGCTCCAAGATGTCAATTTGTCTGTAAAGCACTTCTGTAAGCGATTTACGCCGCTTGTCCTGTGCGGCCTCCGCCGCCTCGGTCTGCTCCCGCTCCGGCTCGGCGGGCTTTTCGATATGGATTTCAATTTCTGTTGTATCCCCGTCCTGCTTGACAATGGCGGGCTTTACAACAATGCCGCTTTCGTCTGCCATAGCGTTATACCTCTTTCAGCAGAATTGAATTTGCCTTGATAATGGCTTTCGCCCTCTCCGCCGCCGTAGAAGTCCATGCGTTAATAGCGGATCGCGCTTCAACGCTGGTCTGCGGATAAGCAGGGAACGGAACGACGCTGATTTCATACACTTTTTCAATCTTTGTGATCGTGCGCGTGTTTGTCGCTGCGTCGTAGCTGTCGCCGCCCTCCGGCACTTTGAAGGCGAAGGACATTCCGGAAAGATCGCCGCGCTGTACTGCCGTATAAACGCTTCGCGCTTCCTCGGTGTCCGGTAATTCTGCAACCATGCTTAACCCTGCCGCGTCAAGCGTCAGTTTCATTGTTTTGGGCGTTCTCGCAAGCGGAACTTTGTTCAAATCGTGATTGTAGAACAATCTCGCGTCGGACAAGTCCGCGTGATCCAGCGCCCCTGCTCGGATAATTTCAATAAACGCGCCTGCCGGATCGTTTATCGTGGTGGGCTGATCGTAAACAATCGGCCTACCCTCTAATTTAAGAACCTTCGCCGCGCCTGCCGCCGCCGCGTCCGCTCTTATTTCGCATACTCTAATTTCCTTCATGCCTGCGTTCCTCCGTTCTCTCCGTTGTTTCCGTCCGCTCCTGCTCCGGTATCACCGTTCAGCGTTGCGGGCGCTTTTGCCTTTGCAAGCTGGTATTCCTCCGCCTTGTCCGCGTCAACGTAATTCAGCGATTGAATGCGGCGATCTCCGCCGGAAACGCTCGGAAGGTTCAGAATTTCTAACGCTTGATTGACCGTAAGCAAGCCCATAGGCATAATTTCACGGATCAAGTTTACTTTCGTCGCGTTGCTGGTGAATTGAAGCCGCCCACTCTCGAACAGAATAGAATTGCCGAAGGCTCTTTCCCGATCGTTGAACAGCTTGCGTGTAAATTCAAGGCTTAGTTGCAGCGCCAGCGGTTCAATGACGCTTTCATAGAATGCCGCCCATTGGTTTTCATCGTAGCTGCTGTTTACGATCGCTTCCGAAACGCCTAAATAGTCGTAAATCTTCGTTTTCACGGCCTGCATTTGCTTTTCGTCGATCGCATACGGCTTGTTGTCGATCGGGATATACTCGGCGGCGCTGTCAAGGACGGCAATACCGCCGTTGTTGTTGATGTTCAAATAGTCCTGTATGAAGTTTTCGCGCATTTCCTTCAAAATGTCGGCATTCGCAAGCTGTGTGCGTTTCAGAATGCCGCGAATGCTCGCGCCCGTCTTGATCGCGGAAACAATGCCTTCATTCTGCGCGTGGGCAAGCTGTAACGCGGGGGAAAGTGCGTCGTTTGGATCGCCTAAAATATCGTTGCTGTTGAAATTGCGCCGAAGGTGAACAATATCCGCATACGGTAAAATAACTTCTTTCCCGCCGGAAAAGATGAAGCGCACATACAGCGCCCCGCCCGTGTCGCTCAAAAACTCCGCATGAACCGGATTGAGAGGGAACACGGCGACGCATTGCCCGCGTTCGTCCTTCTGAATGTACGCAAAAGCGTTGTTGTACAGAAAATAGTGAGTAAACAGCTTGTACAGCATATCGAAGGCGGACATATACGGGTTTGGCTCAACCTGTAACAGACGGTTTAGCTTGCAATCGCCTGTTACCTGTTCGTGATCCCGATACTTGATAATGTGCGATCCTTTCAGCTTTGCAGCATTGCGGGCGATCGCGTCAACGGCACTTCTGAAAATGTCGTTGCTGTATGCGTTCCCGCTCCATGCTGAAAAGGCATTCCCGCCGCCGATGATTTCCGCGCGGCTTGTTTCCCGTGCTGGCGGCTTTGCCCTCCCAAAAATACGGCTAAAAATACTCATTCTTCCGTTTCCACCTCTTCCACGTTCCATTTACCTTCATTGCCGCCGTTTTTGCCCATTTCCTCTTGAAAAACCTCTCGCATACGGGCTTGAATTTTGTCCCTCATGCGCACATCTGCAAGGGTTTTCCACGGGCGGGCTGGAAGTCGTGAAGTCCCAATTTCATATACATAGCCTTTTAGTGCATTCGGAACGCCGTGGCGGTCATAGCCTGTCGGGCGGATCGTGATATACTTTCCGCTATCGCCCTTCTTGATCTTTGACGCTTTAATAGACTTGATAAGATCGCCTGTGTCCCGTATCTCGTATTCCTTCAAAGCGGCCTGCATTTCCTCGCGGGCTATCTTCGCGCCCGCGTGTAGCATATGATTAACTGTTCCGCTGACTTTCGCGCCCCTTGCTTGAAGCTGATATTGAATGCTGTCCAGCCCCGTAAACGTGAACTTTTCCATTTTGCGCCCTCCTTTCCTCCTGCTCCTGTTCGCTGCGCCGTTCCTGCTGACAATCACAACTTTCCGAAGGATCAAGGGCGCAACCGCAATGCGGGCATACTCTGAAATACATTTCTGCTTTCTCCTTTCTGTCTGCTTTTTCTCCCACCCCTCCGGCGCCTCCCGCTGGGAGGGGGACAGGCTCAAAGGAATTGAACACGCCTGCGGGCGGGTTGCTGTCTGCGTGTCTATGTGCTTTCTCTGATGATTTTTGTTATCCCCGCCGCCGTCCTGCTTCTATCACTCCGGCAACTCACCGTAAAGAGGCTTTCGCGGCATATCCTCGCGCCGCGTTGCGCCGCTCCGGTATTCCACGATCCTCTTGACGGCTCGCCGCCTTCGCGATCTATCTAAAGCAGGCGACGGGGAATTGAACAAAAATCATCTTCAAAGAAAGCTTTGGTTATCGAACCTTACTTATTTACAAGGCCTTCAACGCTGATCTTAAATCAGCATTTTTGAAGGCCGTTTCCGCTTGTTCGGCGGCGCTTCCGCCGCGTCCTCTGCTTCCTTGTCCCGAACATACTTGAAGCACATATAGCCGTAACGGTTCGTTTTAGCTTCCACAAGCCTGTAACCCTTCGGCGGGCGCGGCGGCTTGCTTTCGGAATACTCCCGCTTCGCTTCCGTTGCAGCTTCCTTTTCCGGCTGGCACAAATTCCGCGTACCCTTGTAATGGTGGCGCGTCCCTCTCTCCGGTGTCCAATGGTCGAAAAGGTAGTTTGCAAGGCCTGTATAATCCCGCCCGTGATCCACGCCGTTGTAGTAGTTGTGTTCCCGCAAGTGTTCAATACGAATGATCGTTCCACCGTCCCACTTCTCCCGTATCTGTTCTTCGGTCAGCCCGTTAGATACCATGTGAAAGTGAATGCGGCTCGTTGTCTTGCCTCTGCCGGGGTAAAGCGCTATTTGTGCGTCCGGATTTAACCGCCGCAACCGTCGCCAAAATGGATTTATGATCCCGTCCGCCTCGGCGAAGGTATGTACTTCGTGTTCGTTGTCCAGCGTGATCGTGGTATAGAGAGAAGCGGGGGAAAACGTCGCATTGAACATTCGCGCGTGATTTCTGCGGGCTAATCGCTGCTTGAAGTCCTCGTATTCCTCTGCGCTGCTGAACCGTGGGCGCGGCTCTGCCTTCTTTACGTCCTTTGTCCGATCCGGCAAGGTATACACCTCCTGTTCACATACTCTACCCGCGAAAATTCTTCTTTTTGCTCGCATTTTTTGGCCTCCTGCCTTGACAAAAGGCCGTACAACTGCTATAATTTATTTGTAGTGAATAGCTGTTGTACAGCCCTAACGTTCATCGGTTGCCCGCCGATGGGCGTTATTTTTTTGTCCTCTTTTTTCATAATGCTACTGCCTCCAGCAATTCCGCTATGTATGGATCGCGGCGGCGTTCCGGCGAAAGCGTCTTTGCAGCTTCGCGGCACTCTTCCCGCAAGCATACCCGCTCTTCAAGGTTGAAGGAAGAAGCTGGATCGTGAAGCGGAAAATATGCTTCATAGCTTACAAGCTCCGCTTTCCTGCATTGCTGCCCGTGATACCTGTTCAGCCGCAAAAGCCTTTTCTTTACTGCGCCGCATACATACGGTTCAAAACTCGCCCCCGCGCTGATCCCCCTTGTAAACGCTTCTTCCGCAACTATAACAAGTTCGTTGTATGCTTCCGCTATAATATCTTCCATTTCGTACCACACATTTTTATTGCGAAGAGCGCCCGACATTTTCAGCGCGGTATATTTGACAGGTTCTAACGCCGCTATAATTGCCGCGTCCCGCTCCGCCTTCGTTGCGAACGGCTTTACGCGCGGTTTATACTCCGCCACTGCTGCTGCGTAATGCTCGAATAGCTCTTCCGGCATTACCCCCAGCGCGCCCGCGATAAGCTGCGCGGTTGTGTCCGATATTGTTTTCATTTCTTCTTTACTCGGTACGCCGCCAGCCGCCCATATTTCTAACTTTCCGATCGAACCTCTGCTAACGCCCGCCCGATCCGCAAGCGCTCCTTGCGCCCAGCCGCGTTTCCTGCGTTCCTCTTCAATCGTGTTTGGGTAACTCTGGAAGCGGAAATTGAATTTTTGACTTCTCATTTTTCCGCCCCCTCAAATAACCTTGCACGTGATATGCGCTTTGAACGCCTTGCCTTTGATCGCGTCAAGGTACGTTGCGTAATTCGCCCGCACAATATCCGCTTTCATTGGTGGCGGCAAGAACAGTTCTTCAAAGTCAAGGGCAAATTCAAGATAGGGAATAGCCTTCCGCTTGCAATTCCGGTGCAATGTTCCCATTGTGTAGCTATCTTCTTCCATACCCGCATACGCTGCCGCAAGTGCCGCCATCTGTATGCAATCCGTCCCCAGCACTTCCGTTTCGTAGCCTTCATACGGGTGGCAACCGCCGCCGTGCTTCTTTTTCCGCTTGCTCATTGTTTACGCTCCTTTCGCCTCTGACGGCCTGCCGTATGAAGTTTCTTTCGGCAAGCAGCCGTATTTCTTCTTGTGCCATGCCTCGAACTTCGCTTGATTGTCCGGATCATCGAAGAAACTTCCGATTGCTTCCAGTAGCCCCCGGCAATGCGCCGTTATGACGGGTTCTGGAATAGCCGCAATTTCAACCGCAATCGCGTTCATATGTAGCGCCTCCTTTTCAGACTGCTTGCGGTTCATAGCGTTTCGGTTGCAAGAAGGTGTCTACCGGAATATCAAGCGCCCCGCAAATCAATTCATATTCCGCAAAGGTTAAGCGCCTGTGTCCGTTTAGCGTCAAACTGATTTTTCCAGCCGGAACGCCCGTTTTTTCGCTGATCCAGTTTTGCTTAATGCCATTTTCTTGAAGGTAATTTTTGATTTTCGCTTCAACTGTCATTTCTGATCGCTCCTTTCTAAAATCTCGACGTTCGAGATTATCTTTATTATAAATCTCGACAATCGAGTTTGTCAAGTATATTTTTTCAAACTTCGAGAAATATTTATTGCGAACATCGATTTTTTGTGGTATATTAAATATGGGTGATATTATGACTTTCGGAGAGCGGTTAAAGAAATGCAGAAAAGAAAAACACCTAACTCAAAGAGAGTTAGGCGACCTGATAGGCGTAAAAAATAATTCTATAAGCAACTGGGAAAAAGATCAAAATGTACCGGACGGAAATAAAATATTGCTGCTTATCAAGGCTCTTGACGTAAAGCCAGAAGAACTCGTAGGCGACTACGATCTAAACACCCTTGCAGAACTTGAAGAAGAAGAGAGGGAAAACCCCTCTAAACTGTCAACAGAACAGCGGGCGGCGCTGGAATATGCCCACCATTACAATCTAATCCGAACATTTTTGTAACGCTTGATGTGTTCGGGTTAGTCGTTCAGATTGAACGCTAAAGAAATAACCCCGCTTTCCGGTAATGGAAGGCGGGGTTATTCTATTTCGCTGAATGAAGTACACATACCAGCGCCGTGTAGTAATGCAAAAGCGCCGTATCTTTGAAGCGGTACAATACTGAATTTTCCATGTTAAGCGCCGCTTGAAGTTTGATCCGGTCAGCGCGTCCGTGATTGCGATTGATGTAGAACCATTCAAGCACGGCTTGTTCTTTCTCCGGCAACTGTGCCAACGTCTTTTTAATCAGCGCCGCCCGCTGCCGATCTTCGGCGCTGCTGCTGTCTGCAAGCTGCTTGTATTGCGTAAGATCGTAAACCGCCATTTCTTTCAGTTTAGAGAAGTCCACCCGTTATTCCCTCCAATTCCTTTATGTATCGCCGCTTCCATTCGTCCAAGCATTCTTCCGCCGCCAATGCCCGCTCCGGCGTTGTGCTTTCATACGAAGGAACTTCCGGCGGATCGTCGAAGTTTGAATAATAGTACCGCCGCAATGGTTCGTTTTTGCTTAATACGTTTAGCGCTTTGTTTTTTACGCGGAACGCCTGTTGTGCGTCCGTAAGTCCTAATTCTTCCGCAAGCTGCGCCGTGCTTTTCTCTTCAAAGTACACCCCTTGAATAATTGCCCGCTGCTTTTGGCTTAAATCCTCCAGCGCGGCGGTAATCAGCTTTGAAAGCTCGCGTTGCTCAATAATCTTTTCCGGATCGCTGCTATCATCTGAAACGAACTCTTCTAATTCGTCGCCCTCTCCCTGCTTCGTTTCCTTGTTTAGTGAAGCTGGATCGGGCGGCAATTCCCATATTCGCCCGCGATCGCTGCGGACGCGCCGAATGCCAAGCATTTTATTAACGCAATCCGTATAGCGGTATTTCAGATATGACGTGAAACGGAATTGCTTTGCCGGATCGTATGCGTTTAGCGCCTCGATCATTGCAAAATACCCGCATTGTATAAAATCTTCATTATCTACAAAAGCGGAGTATTTTTGTTGCGCCGTCACGTAATACCGTGCTGCAAGCATGGCTATTAAATTGCGTATCTGTCCCCAGAGGATCGGCAACAATTCATTTTCGCCCGCTTTGATACGTTCGGCTAATTCCTCGTTGCTCCACGTCGCCGCCATGCGGTTATACCTCCGCCGCGTCCGGCTCTGTAACTTTTATATCTTGATCGTTCGACAGCTTGCAATAAAGGCTAATATCATCGGTATAGCCTTCGTAGTTGTCTATGCGTTTAATGTCGTAGAACTTGCCGCCGTACTCCACCAGCATTTCCGTTGTTACGTCGGTTCTATGATTGACCGTGAAAACAACCTCTTCCGCCGCGTTCACCATTGCGGAAGCGTAGAACTCGCTTCCGGACAACTGCCGATAGTAAGCCCACAACTTCCCGCTATGGATCGGTCGCCATTCTTCCGTGCTGAACCCGTGTTCGTCTGTCGTGCTTGTAAAAGCAATAATGCGGATTTTCTTATCTTTCAGCTTCATTCCTGCCGCTCCCTCCGTTATAGCGTCCGTATATATTCTTCGTATTTCTCCGTTAAACCTACATAAGCGTCAAGCAGGCTTGCCATGCCGTCTATGCGCTGCTTTGCGGCTTGATTTTTGACCGGAACAATATTGCCGTTTACGTCGGTTTTAACGCCTGTGTTTGTCAAACACCATTTCAAGATCGGGTGATTGTTGTAAACAATCCGCTTCGCCTGCAAGTCTGCGCCCATGTTCTGCATAGGAAGCGAAAGCGTTTTTGCACCCTGTATGCAAGGGATCATATTAAACCCGCTCGCCTTCATTTCCTCAACCCAATAGCGGGCGCTCCATGCGTCATAGTAAACCCAAGCGGGAACGATCTTGTATTCCGCCGCCATTTCCAAAAACCACGCCGTTACGTCCTTGTAATTGATCGTGTTTCCGGCGCAAGTGCGCAATAGTCCGCGATCCCGCCACTTGTCATATGGTATCTTTTCTTCCGCCACGCGGCGCTCTAACGTTTCTTCCGGTATCCAGTACATTTGCGTAACGCACCGTTTCCCCGTGTCTTTGTCGATCATCAAGAGCGTTGCGCACGTCAGATCAAGTGTTTTCGATAGGTCAGCGCCGCCGATCGCAAACTTGTTCTTGAAGCGGGCAAGATCGAACGTTTCCGCGTTGTCGATGTCCTCATAGGTCAGCCACGCCGTGCTTAACGTGTCCTTGATATTGAAATCCTTTACCAGCAGGCCGCGCAATTCGTTAGGGTTATTCTGTGCGCGGGCAACCTTTGTTTGAAGATCATCTATTTTCTTGATCGTGCCTAACGCGGGGTTTGCCTTCTGCCATGCCTCCGGCTGCGTCCATTCCTCGCGGCTGTCAAGCTCATAGAGGATCGGGAGAAACGTATCATCTTTGAAAACGCCGTCAACGATATTGCAGGCCGTCGCATACATTTCATCAAAGATATTTTCGCGGATCGTCCCCGCCGTCGTTATCATAATCAAGAGCGGCTGGCGGCGGGCGCTCTGCGATTGCTTCATAACCTCGTATAAATTGCGGTCTTTAATGCCGTGCAACTCGTCAATTACGACGCAATGAGAGTTTAGGCCGTCCATGCTGCCGCTGTCCTTGCTCAACGCCTCCATTTTTGAAAACGTGTTTGCAAAGTATAGATCGCCCTTGCGCTTGCGTACAAGCTCGCGCAACTGTGGGCTTTGCTTAATCATGTTATAGGCCTCTTCAAAGATAAGCCGCGCTTGATCCCGCTTTGTGGCAACGCAATAGATTTCTGCGCCCGCTTCGCAGTCAGCAATCATCATATAAAGCGCAATGCCCGCCAGCATGGTACTTTTGCCGTTCTTTCGGGCAACGTAGAACATTGCTTCGCGGTACTGCCGCAAGCCCGTTTCTCTATCGACGAACCCGAACAGAGCGGATATGAAAGCCTTTTGGAACAATTCAAGCGTTACGGGCTTGCCCGCCCATTCGCCCTTTGAATGCTTGCAGAAGCGTTCTATAAATTCAATCGGGCGCAAGGCTTTCTTTTCGTCAAAGATGTACCGTGCGTCCGCTTCCGGCGCTTCGATCCGCCGCGCCAGCTCTTCATAAACCTTCCGAACCCTGCGCGAAACAACGTATTTACCGCCTTCAATCGCCCTCCAATATTCAAGAATGTAATTCAAGGTTTATCCCTGCTTTGTGATGAAGTCCAGCACTTCATTTTTCTTCTTGCTGTCAACCTCCGGCGGCGGTAATAGGTCGGTAAGCTGTTTATAAAGAAGGCTGTAACGCTGGATCGTCGTATTATAAGACTTCAAAGCAGGGCTTTCCCGCAAGAACTCCTGTTTACCCTGCTTGAAGTGGTCAACTGTGCCGTTTTCCTTGATCTTTTCGCGCAAATCTGCAAGGGTTTCCGCCACGAAAGATATTTCAACAATGAGCTTTTCGGCTATGTCTTTGCGATCTGCCGGAACAAGTTTCAATATCTTTTTAAGTTTGCGCACGTCTTTTAATCTCTCATTATCTCTATCGTTTGTCATGGCAAATCACCCCGTTTTAATACTACCCGTTCGGGCTTTTGCCCTCCCCTCATATGTGCGCCCGTGGAGAGGAAAAGACAGGTTGCCCCCTGTCGGTGCGTGTTTCCCCCTCTAAAAAATTTTAGTGGGGGGGATTTCGTCGATG